GTATCTAGGCAAAGAGAGGGATCTGTTGGACAGTATGAAATGGTTGGTAATGTACAAAGATCGGTAGTACAATCTGCTTTAATAACAGAAACATGGTTCCACTCTCATAATGAATGTAAAAAACGAGTTATGGAAAGATTATGTGATTTAATGAAAATTGCTTGGGGAGGAGGTAAAAAAGCAGCAACTATATTAGGTGATGGAGCGTATAAATTTTTAAGCGTTATGCCTGAGATATCATTAAACGATTATGGTGTATATGTTGGAGATAGCGGAAAAGACGAAAGTATGAAACAGGTTCTTGGACAGCTTGCACAATCTGCCTTACAATCTGGTCAAATAGATTTTATGGATGTTATTAAAGTATTGAAAGCAGACTCAATGACAGAAGCTGAACATATTTTAGAAAGAGGTATGGATGAAATGCGTAAAATGCAGCAACAACAAGCAGAGGCTGAACAACAAGCGGCACAAGCTGAGGCACAAGCTAAACAAGCAGAATTTGAATCTCAAGCTCAATTAAAACAAATGGATAATGATACTAAAATAGAAATTGCCAAAATGAATAATGATGCTAAAGTAAAAGTGGCAGAGATATATTCTGACGATCTTAGAGATATAGCAGATATGAAAGAAAAGTCAAAATTAGATGGTAAAGTTTTAGATAAAGAGTTGGGTAAAAAAGAAGATAGTATGACTAAAAAAGCTGCTGCACAGTCAGGTATGAATCCTAAGGTAATGAAAAATGCTGTAGATTCATTATCAGAAGAATAAAAAAAAATATTATATTTGCAAATAGGAATGGGAAAGTTTTCAAAAATTATTAGAATAGTAAGGGTTATTGCTACTGTAATATCTCTATCAAGAAAGCTTAGAAGGGAATACAAAAGGAATTAATTTAAAAAAATAAAAAGTTATGAGCGAAGAAAACAAATCACAATTAGTAGAAGAAGTTGAACAACAAACAGCAGAAAATGAAGAAAAACAATTTGATGCTGCGCAATTTTTGGAAGACGATAGTGTTGAACCTGTTCAAGATGAAGTGTCTGAAGAAGTATCAGAAGAAAGTGTTGAGCAAGATGATGAAGATGGTTTCTCTTGGGACAGTATTGAGATTGAGAAAGATCAACAAGTCGAAGAACAAGAAGCTTCAAATAATGAAGATTGGGATATTGAAGAAGAAGAAAAAGTTGAATCGTCTGAAGAAGATAAAGAAAAAAATATTGAGAAATCAAATGAAGAAGTGCAATGGGATAGAGTTGCTGAAGAGTTGGGAATCGAGGGCGCTTCAAAGGAAGATATAATTAATACTATTAATGAATTATCTCAACCTAAACAAGAGATTAAAAGTGATGCAATAACTGCTTATTCAAATTTATTAAAATTAGGAGATAGAGATTTATTAGCAGAAGAAATGAAAGCAGATGGTATGGAAGAGTATGATATTGAAGATGCTCTTGATAAAATGGAAGATACTGGTATCTTAAAAAGAGAATCAGCAAGAATTAAAAGACAGTTAAAAGGTGCTTTAAATACTGAAAAGAAAAAAATAGAAGAGCAGCAAATAAACGAAAGAAAATCAAATGATGAGTCTACTGCACAAAATAAAAAAGAATTGCAATCTCATCTAAAAGAAATAAATACTTACTTTGGAGGTAGAGTAAAAGAAAGCGAAAAGAAAGATCTTTATAAATATATCATTTCTGGAAAGTTCAACGATGACATTTATGAGTCTCATGCCAATGTTGCTGAGGTAGCATGGATGTGGAAGAACAAGGAAAGATTAAAAAAGATACTTCGAACAGAAGGATTTGAAGCGGGCAAAGCCCACGTGCTTAATAAAATCACTTCGCCAAGTACGAATAGGACATCTAGACCTGCCACTAAAATAAAGTCTGGCAAGTTTGATGTAACAGAGTTTATGAAAGAATAGGAATAAAAAAATTGGCAATGCCATCTGTACGTTTCTAAAAAAATTCATAATTAACTTAAGGATAGAAAGTCTATCCATTTGTTGAATTTAAAAAATTTAAAAAAATGGCTCAAATTTATGCGGGTACATTTGGTAGTGGGACTTCTCCTGAAAATTCATTAAATACTGCTTTATTGCAGTATCCTGAAATTGCGAGAACTCTTATCAAACAATACCCAAGATATTCTGCTACTTACCTTTTAGAACGTACAGGCAGATATGCGAAAGAAAAAGTGTTAGGTGATAACTCTTTTGAATGGAAAGTAATGGGAAGGTACAATACTCCTTCTTATAATTTAGGATGGCTCTCTACAGATGGCACAACATTTGCTGCTGAAAATGGTTCTACTCCTTCATCGGGAGCTGCTGATGCTGATGCTGATTTAGTACTAAACAATATGGATGCTGATGGTGATGTATTTTGGCTATCTGTTGATGGTGCAGATGCTAGTAGAACTGGTAATTTCCTTAACAAATGGGATATGGTTCGTTTTCAGTCAGGTGCAACTGCTATTGTTTTAGAAGATCCTACAACTGATGCTGCAAGAAGTTCTTCTGGTAATGCTTCTGCTTCAACAACATCTGATTATATTATAAAGCTTGAAATGGTTGATGGAACTAACAATCCTTTATATACAACTGATATTACTGATAACGCTATTATGGCTTCTATTGGTTCTGCATTTCCTAACGGATCTGACGGTGCTGATGTAGGTGAAAATTATGTATTGCCTAAAACTCATAAGAATTGGTTAACTACAATGCGTAAAAAATGTTCTGTTACTGGTAAAGATATTACTGATGTGACTTGGATTGAAAATAATGGTCACAGATTATGGTATTTTACTAGAGAACAAATGTTGATGGATGAGTTTATGTATCAACAAGAATTAAGTAGATGGTATGGAAGAACTTCTGTTACTAACTCTCCTAGTTCTTATGCTACAGCTCCTACGTCAAGTGTTCTTGGTACTTCAGGATCTATGGCTACATCTGTTATTACGGGTGATGGTTTATTAGCTCAAATTGATTCTTCTAATCAAGCTTCTTACTCTGCAGGTTCTTTAACTGAAGATATTCTTACTGAGTTTATTGGTAAATTATCTTTAAATGCAACTTCTTCTGAAGGTAATGAGTGGGTTGTATTTACTGGAACTGAAGGACGAATTGCTTTTCATAGAGCAATGAAAGACCTTATTGTTGCTCCTACTGGTGCAATGGCTGGAGGTTCTATGTCTGGTGTTAAAGGTGATGTTAGCTTAGGTGCTAATTTTGTTTCATATAGTGCATTAGGTAATAAAATTACTGTTGCTTACTGTCCTGTATTTGATGATCCAAACTTACATTCTCAAGCAAGTGGAACTAATTCATTTGGTGATAATAGACTTAAAGAATCTTCTAAAATGGTATTCCTTGATTTTGGAAAAACTAATGGTGTTAGTAACATCGAATTAGTTACTAAAGGTGCTGAAGGACAAAACAGAAGCTTCATTAAGAAATATGTTGCTGGTATGATTAATCCATATGACAAAAACTCTATGTTAGCTGCAAATGCTGATGATAAGTTTGAATGTCATGTATTGTCTGAGTCTGGAATCGTTGTTAGAAATCCACTATCTTGTGGAATTTTAAGCGCATCGTAATAAATAATTGTTTAACTCGCATCTACACAGAGGGCATAAAAACCCTCTCTCTAGGTGCCACTTAAAAAAGTCCTCTGAATAAAATAGGAGGCATTATTAAAAATGAAATTTGTACATTGTGTAGATACTGCTGGTTCTGATGAAAATGCATGGCCAGCTGACAAGGTAGATTTTATATCGGTTACAGCTGCAACTACAGTTATAGTTAGATTTGCAAACACTACTGATACTCATTCAGAAAATATAGTTACTTTAACTACAGTTAGCGGAAAGTCTGACGAAGTCGCTAAGTGGTTAATGGGCAATATTGCTGATGGTAGAGGTAATCGCTTTGAAGTAAGTGCTTCATCGCATGCAGACGTTACTACTGTAGCTTTTAGTGCTGGATCGTAATAATTAGTTGGTATTTGTGAATAGATAGCCTATGCGCATAAATACCTTAGTAAATAACTTTAAAAATAATTTAAAATGGCTTTAAAATTTAGTTTTAACAAATTAAGAACTGCTGTTGCAGGCTTTCTTACGGGTTCGGATCAAGTTGGTACTTCTCTTACTTCTGGAGAAGAAGCTATATTTGTTCCAAAAATGAGATTAGCAAAAAGAATCATAGATTGGAATGCTGCTCTAACTTTGTATCCTGCTGATAGTGGTTCTTGGATAGTAGCTACAGATGCTACTGCTGGTGTGTTAACTTTACCAGGCGCTTCAGGTAATGCTGGAGTGTGCTATGAAATTTTCATACAAAAAGCACAAACAGGTGATACTCATATTCTAGCTACAGCTGGAGATTACTTCGAAGGAGCTGTACTTATGTCTGATGCAGATACTGCTACAGAGAATATGGCTCTTTGGATAGCTAATACCGCAGAAGATGATGCTATTAATTTAGACTCTGATGCAAAAGGTAGATTAGCTGGAGGGTATATTATGTTAGTTTGTGATGGTACTAAATGGCACGTTCAAGGTAGATTAAATGGTACTGGCACGATTGCTACTCCATTCCATACTGCTGAATCGTAAAATTAAGTATGTAATTTAGAGTTTCGGGGGAGCTTCGGTTCCCCCAAAATTCTTATCTTTGTAATATGAAAAAAATTTTTGCAGTTAGAAACGGTAAAGTTGTAGATGTAACAAATGAATCAACGGAGGTAAAAAAGGTTCCTTTTCATATAGGAGGTAAATCAAGTTTTAAGTGGAATACGTTTTCTCAAAATAAAACTTGGATTCAAGACGGAAACGTAGTAAGAGAAAAACAAGGCAAGAGATTGTCAGATTAAAGAGTATTAACCAAAATTATTATAAAATGAGACATGTAGTTTTAATCAAATCAAAGAACCCAGAAAAATTTAATTATTGTAAGTTTGGGACTTACAAAGACAGAAAAGGAAAAATTGTTAAGCTTGTAGATCCTAATGGTATTGATATTAGCGGATATGAAATGCATCAAGCTGTATTATCTTTAAACATTAATGATGAAGATGATAAAAGAATTTACGAGTTTTTAAAAAATCATCCATTAATTTCTAAATTTAGTATTGATGATATGAGAGCTACTGAAGAGAAATCAGCTGAAACAGCATTGAAGAGTGCAGAAGCTATTACAGTTGCTTCTAAATTAAACTTTAACGAAATTAGAGATGTAGCATTACTAATGGGATTATCGCTTGATTTAGATGATATGTTAGTAAAAGCTAAAGTTATTCAATATGCGAATTCATCGCCTGAAAACTTTTTAACTTTATTAAATGATATAGATAAAGAACATCGAATATTCTTAAAGAAAGCTTTAAATAAAGGAGTATTAAATAAAGTAAATGGAGTTTTGAAACATGGATCTAATAATATTGGATTAACTGATGATCAAGCTATAGTTTGGTTAAAAGATAATGCTGATATGTATGCTTTATTGAAACATCAATTAAGAACTGGAAAAGAAACTGTTTTAGAAGAAGCTAAAGAGGAGGTTAAAGAAGAACAAGTAACTAAATCTAATCCATCTTCTGCTATGCAAGAATTAATGGATGATAAACAATAAAATAGTTAATGGCTAACTTAACAACTACTACTGCAACAACTTTAATTAGATTATTATTAGATAACGCAAGTGCTCCATATTTTACTGACGCAGAGATAGCAAGTTTTTTAGAACTTTCTATAAAAGAATTTATAGATAAAAATTATCTTAGATTTGAAGAATCTCAAAAACATAGAGATAATTTAAGAACAATAGTAACCGTAGCTACTGGTTTAACTGTTAATAATAATATTCTAACTTTACCTTCTGATTATAGACATTTTTTAAGTTTAAGTATGAATAATAGAGCTGTAAAAATGATACAGATTGATGATCATGAGGCGTTGCGAGTAGATCCATTTAATGCTCCAAGCTTATCAAATCCAGCTTGTACATTAACTGATGCAGGTATATATCTTTATCCAACTAGTATAGTAACTTCAAATATTGTTGCTACTAGCTTGACATATTTATCGTGGGATGAATCAAGTGATGACATAACAAGTTTACCAGATCATACCCATGAAGAAGTTGTGAATATTACAGTTAGAAAATTGATGGCTAATACTAAAGATGATGCGTATCAAGTCCAAACAGTAGAAGAAAGGCAGAACAAAATGTAATATATCAGATACGTCTGATTAAATTTTAATATTTTTGTAAAATGGCATCATTAAATGAAATAGCTTATAATGTAAGAAATATCGCTAGAGGAGGATATGCTAGTGATGATGAATTAATAAGTATAAGACAAATTAAGCATTGGGTACATTATCATAGAGCTCAATTACTTATGAATTATACTTCAAATGGTAACTTTATACATCCTCAAACTTTTCAGCTTTACACATCTCAATTAACAAAAAATACAACTCCAGAACCTTTATACATTGGTGTTGCTATAAATGCTCCAATTCCTCCAGTAATTCAGTTTAATAATGAAAGAGCGGTTGATAGAGTAGAGTTAATTGCTAAAGCAGGTTCTGCTAGAATAGCTTGTCAAGCTACAACACAGGATAAATTAGAATACGATCAATGGAATAGGTTTACTCCTGGTGCGGCAGTTTCTGGAAATCTTCAAAGATATTTCTTAACACATGCAAATAATTCTCATGGTAGATATACTTACGGAGGAAGTGGTGGTGGTTTATCTGGTGGGTTAGGTACAGCCGCTGCTGGAGAAAATCCAGGAGGGCATACAAGTCCAGTATCTACTACCTTAACTGCTGCTACTGGTGGTGGTATTATAATGTTTCCTGATGCAACTGCAGCATATGATGCTAGTACTTATAGTCATTGTAGAGTTTATGCTGTATTTTCTGATCCTAGAGATGTACCAGAATATACTGATGGACAACCTTACCCAATGCCCCCAGAGTTAATACAACCATTAATAGAGTCTATATTAACAAAAGAGCTTAACGTTACATTACAAGCTCCAAATGATGAAATGAATGATTCTTCTGGTGTAATTAAAACAAGAGCAACACAAGCAGCTAAAACAAAAAGAGCTAAAGCATAATGTTTATTAGTAGAAAATATAAACATAAATATGTAAATATTAAAGATATTTATAATTCTATAAAAGATGATTTACGTTTTGGTAAAAAAGGAGGAGTTATATTATTTAAAGAATATTATGCTGTAATCAAAAGATTTTGGGAAATTGTAATAAGAGATTTAACCGAAAGATTAGATTTGATACATTTACCAATGAATATGGGATATATTTTTATTAGTAAAAATTTACATAAAAGAGCGTTTCATTATAGGACAGATATTGAGGAAAGTAATAAACAGAAAAAATTAATAAAAAAAAGAATTCCTATTTTAGACGATTATTATTATACAATAAACTGGGGTAGTAAATATAAATTTTATACTTGCAAGATACTTCCTTTAGGTCGCTTTAAGAAGGCTATAAAAAAAATGAATCATAATGAGTAATAATCCAAATACACGCACAAGTATTAAACGAGTAATAGGTAGTGTTGCTAGAAATCTACAATTAAGAAACCCTAAAAGATATGAAGATTCATTTATAGAATGGGCTTTTGATGCTATGAGATTTATAGGTAGTAGTGATACTTTTCCTAGAATGGAAAAAGATTTAACAATTACTGATAAAAGAGTTGCTCTTCCTAGTAATTTAATTAGTGTTATAGACGTACAAGATGAAGATGGTAATTATTTAGAACCTACATCTGCTACCTTTAGAGGTAATAAAGAGCCTAGCTCAAATCCTAATTATTCAACAACACTTTCAAAAGATAATATTCCTGCTGCAACAAGATATTATATTGACAATGGAGGAGATAGCATGACATCTCCTACAACATCATCTCCTGTTGCTTCAGCATATATAAATGTAAATTTAGCTGATACTACAAAAATAACTATATCGTATTATTTTTTAGAAGTTGATGATGATGGATATCCTTTAATTAAAGAAGGTCACGAAGAAGCTATTGCTGCATATATTATGTGGAAACATAAAGCAATAGAATATTTTAATGGTAAGCTTCCTCAATATGTTTATAGAGATTTAGAAAACAGATGGTATTGGCTTTGCGGTCAAGCTAGAGGAAATGATAATATGCCTACACCTCAAGAATGGGAAAGAGTTGGATCAATATGGAATTCTTTAATTCCTGTCAAAACATTTAATGGGCTGTTAAATTATTAAGATGGAGGGGAATACTCAAACTTTTCCTAAAGGAATGCATGCAGATAATGATCCTAGGTATCAACCAGATGGGACTTATAGAGATGCAACTAATATAAAATTAACATCTGAAGACGGTGATACATTTACAATAGAGAATGTTCAAGGTAATAGAGAGGCATTAACTATTCCTTGCGCTCCTCAGACCTATGAGATAACATTAAATACTGATCCTGATAACTCAAATACTCTTGTAGAAGGAAGTACGTATGAGTGGGACATTTCTTACACTACATATAATGCAGGCGGAAGTACCGCTTCTGTTACTCATTTTACTGTAACAGCAATTAAGTATACTACTACTAAAGCATTATGTGAACATTTAAGAGATGCAATTAATGCTTTAGCAACTACTTTTGCAGTTCCTGGCACATTAACTACTTCTTCATATCAATTATTTTACGCTAGTTCAAGCGGGGAAAAAGTTGTTATTCATTCTATAGCTCATCCTGTAACAGGAAGTTATACAACTTTAGATGGTATAAGTGAAAAAAATGGAGGAAATCATACAGCAAATAATGGATTTACAAAAGATGGTTCAGATACAACTGGAACATTTTCAGAAGGAGGTACTCCTATATATTTAAAAACAAGATTTGCTAAATTATGTAATTTAGAAATAGTTGGATATTATTCGTATAAGAAAGATTTATTTTTATTTACTTATGATACTGCATTAGGATCAAGTAACGGTCAGTTATGGAAGTTCTCGTTCTATAATGATAAAACCGCAAGTTCAGATTTGAACGATGCTGAAGTTACTTTATTGTATAATAACAATTTAAATTTTAATAAAAGTAATAGAATATCTTGTGTTGGTGTAGTAGAAAATGATTGTATAAAAAGATTATATTGGACAGATTTTAGAAATCCATTAAGGTCTTTTAATTATCAAGATTCAGACTCTTTTGCTGCTGAACTTAATGATTTAAAAAGTTCACCTAGAACAGAATTAGCAGAACCATATTTGACTAGTGTTGATTTAGGAGGAGATTTAGAAGTAGGAATGTATCAATATGCTTATAGATTAGTTACTGCAGGTGGTGCTAAATCTACATTATCTAGTATGAGTAATTTAATACCATTAGCAAAAGGAGATATAGCAAATCCAGAAGATGTTAATACAGGAGATTCTACTACAGGATTTGCTGGAGCTGGAGAAAACTCATTTAAAGCAATTACAATTACAATAGACGATGTAGATACACGATTTGACGAAATAGAAGTATATGCATTTAAATTTATTGATTATAATACTACTCCTGCAAGTATTAAAAAAATTAAAACAACTAGTATAGGTAATCAATCAAAAATGGTTTTTGTTCATTCTGATGATACTGGTGATGATACTTTATTGGCAGACTTATTAGTTGAAGGAAATACTTTTTCTTTATGTAAAGATATAGCTATTAAAGATAATATATTGTTTGCTGCAAATTTAAAAACAGAAGAAATAGATTTAGATTCTTTTGATACAGAAGTGTATAGATGGAAAGCAGAAAGTGTTAGAGCAACAGTTGATACTACTGGCTGGTCTGCATTAGATTTTATAGATGGTACTGGATTAGAAGATGGTTTAAAAACAGATAATGTAACTTTTGATAAAGATACTTATTTATATTTACCTTATGGAGTTCAAGATAGTGAAGGGAACGATCAAGTATTATTAGGAGCTCAAACTCAATATTTTGATTCAACTAATGGTGGGGTTAGAATTACATTTGATACAAATACAAGAATAGCAGATACAGAGGTTGATTATAATTATACTAATATTACTAGTACTTACACTATAGGTTCAGGTGCTGAGGCAAGACATGCAGGAACAGGTAGTAGACATAGCCTTCAAGATACAAACCAATTAGTTAATAAGCTAGCTGGTATGATTAGCAGTCAATATAAAATAGATAATGCTTCTGAAAATAATTTTTTACATCCTAATTTGTTAAGCTATGAAGGAGGAGAAAATCCTTATTATAGTAGTGTTCATAGAGGATATCAAAGAGGAGAAACATATAGATTTGGTATAGCGTTTATAGATAAAAACGGAAATAATTTAGAAACAAAATGGATAGGGGATATCAAAATGCCAGAACATAGTGATGAGCATTGGAGATTTAGAAACCCTACAGATTTAACTGAAGAATGGGAAGACTCAGATGGAGATGGTGTTGGAGATGCTGCAGCTGGAGGGACAGGATATAAATTATATGATACTGCTAATAAAATGATTCATAAAAATATTTATTGTGAAGACTTTAGATTATCATATATACCAGGCTTAAGAAATCCTTATAACGATTATGAGAATCATGCTTCTACAGCTTCGGGTATGGATGAAGATATATTTCCTTATTGGAAATTAGCAAAAGCAGCAAATAGTACTGTAATAAATGAAGTTCCGTTACAAAATAGTAGTTCTTATCGTTATCCAGATTTTGATGCAACTGGAGCAATTACAGGAGATACATCATTTGATGATTTAGATTTTGTTCACAGAGTTAATGATTTATGTTTAAGGTTTGAAGTTGTTATTCCTGCAGCTTTAGAAGATAGTATAGGAGGATATAAGATAGTTAGAGTAAAAAGAGAAAAGAAAGATAGAACAATATTATATCAAGGTTTATTAACTCAAACAATTAAGTATGTAGATAGTAATAACGGTCATCTAAGAGGAAGTTGGGCAGAGGGACAATGGAATTCAAACTTAAAAAATAG